TTTAAATAATAATCATCTATCATATTTTCTAAATCTTTAAAAAAATATGCTTCTGAAGAATCTGTAATTTCAATAGGCAACGATGTTTTTTTTAATTCATCTATTAAATTTTGATTGTATAGCTTTTTATCATAGATTGCTATATCTATGTCTGTTGGATCTTTGTAATAATCTTTAAACCAATGCTGGATTGCATATGAACCATATATAAGCATTAAGTTTCACCGTTTTTGTCTAATCCTTTAAGCTTCTCTAAAAGGCTGTTTCGATCTGTGACTACATAGCCAGCGCCATTAACAATATCGCCATCATTAGGTCCTGTACTATCGTTGTCCATCTTTTGCTTTTTAAGTTGTAGCTCAACTACTTTTAATTTATTATTAAGTTTAGCAACTTTAGCATCTAAACTAGTTTTAAGCAATCCGCCAGCAGTTTCAAAAACTCTGCCACTGTAACGACTTTCAACATTCATGCCTAAATCCATTAGATCATCATATGCTTGCATTGCTTTGTCAGCAATTACATTAAGCTCGTCATCAGCCATTTTGCCCAAGCCTTTTATAGCAGGCAATGCACTAGCAATTTTGTCAAACTCTTCTATGTCACGAAATGTTTCTGCTTGAGCAATTTCATATTTTGTTTGCTCAGCTTCTTGATCTTCAGCTTGTTCTATGATTTCTTTGGAATCAGGTAAATTTAGTAGGTCTTCTAGTTTTTTAGTCATTTAAACTTTCCATTATATGCTACTATTATTTATCTTTTACGTCCTGTGTGAAAAATATCATCTTCAGTAACAATACGGAATACTATGCCTTTTTGTTTGCACCATGCTCTTGCAGCTTCCCACTTGGCTTGATTAACAATCCAGTGTGCTTGATTGTGTTTTGATTTACCTAGTCTTTCTTTAATTGCTTGATTAGCAGGCTTTACTTCGATAAGTTCTACACGTTTTTTAGTACTTTTGTCGGCATAAGAAATAAAGAAATCAGGTACGTATACAGTTTGTTTGCCTGTTAGTGGATTACGATAAGGAATACGCACTGCTTCACTTGCCCATTGTTCTATTGCTGGATGTTCGTCGCAGAACTTCATAAAGGTAAATTCCCAACCGCTGCGATATGTAGGAGTTTTGGTTCCTATATATTTTTTTGGATTTTTTAGATTGAATTTACCTTGTGCAAATCGTGACATATCATATTACAACATTTCTTTGGTCAAACAGTTGTGATTGATCAGCGGCGTCTCTAAAACCTAATACACTAGTTTTATTTCTATTTAAATTAAGTATTTGAGCAACAATAAGACTTAATTGCACATCAGATACACCTTTAAGTGTATCGATTAATTCTTGTACATTTAACTCGTCAACTTTTGCTTGTAACAACAAAACACTTGCTGTGTTAATAGCACTAACTTCGCCAAAGCCTCTCTTAAGAAAATATCCAATTACAGCATCAAGCTCTGATGAATTAAAATTTGTTTCTACATCATAAAAAGTATTAAAGTACTCTGGTGTTAATTCGGTATTAGCCATTGATTAATTCCTTATAATCCATTGATTGCATTTGATGCAACTTGTGTTAATTTTTGGTTGCCGGCAGCTATTGAATCTGTCATTTGTGTTTGGTATGCTGCTTTTTGAGACGCAGACGAATTATTAAATGTATTAATGTCAACGTTAGGCAATGCGCCACTATTAACTAAAGCAGGTACTACTACATTCGCAACTGCTGGATTTTCTAATTGTACTACAATTTGTTGACTATTTAAATTTCTAGAATTATTTGATTCTAGGACACTTGGTGATTGTTGGTTTTGCGGATCAGGTACTGGAAGTTTGTTTTGAGATAATACGTTAGTTATTACTCCTCCAATAACGCCTGTTGCAACTTCTTTAAGAATGTTTTTGCTTCTACCGTTAGTATTGCCAAATGCTTTGTTTAAAAGAGCTGAAGTTCCTAATCCAAGAAGTGCAGGAATTAACCCCTTGCCGCCATCGTTTCCTGGTATCATTGCATTGTCTAAATATCCTAACGGACTTGGTTCTACATCGTATCCTATACTTGCATCAGCTAGTCCAACAGGTGTATCGCTAGCAACATTTCCACTAGTGTATTGTACAGCTTCATAAGCGACACTCATTGTGTTTTCGTTAAAATCTGTTGCGCCACTGTCAACACTGCCATGGTCCCATGCAGTTAATAAAGGATTAACTAATGTATAAGCGACCCATTCTCTTCGGGCTAGTTGATATATTGTGATATATTTAAAAAAAGGGTTTGTTTTTTGATTATCTAAACCATATGAAGGCACTTTGCCAAAATATTTGTCTCGAGCTATATATGCTGCATCCTTGCCTGATATATTTTGATTGGCATCGGTAAAATAGTATCTATAATATTCTTCAAATAACGCTCTAGTAATACCAGTATTGTCATCATGAAATGTAATTCTACAGTCTTGATAATCAATTCTTGTTTGTACATTTTTCTTACGATTGTATTGTTGTTTGTTTTCTACACTTGCTCTAAAACTAGGCAAGTCTGCACTTTTAACAAATACTCCTAGTTCTTTTTGGAACTTAAATACATTTGATGTTGCACTATTACCAACTTCTTCGTTAGGCTCAAACCTAACATGATACATGTATTTGGTCTTAGGAGCAAATGCAAAATTGCTTTGGGTGTAGATTTGATTTGCGTGACGAGCATCTCGCAAATGTGTTTCTGACTGTAAATTAAATAGGAATGCATCTTTTAAACTCATACTAATATTTATCCTTGTGAATTTTATGCGTATATTAAAAAAGCGAAGACTGAATTAACAATCTTCGCTTTAAATAAAAACCAATCCTAACTAAAATTATTAGCCAGTAACGGTTGTTCCGCCGATGCCTGCTGCTACTGCTCTTGTAACTGCTTCGCCGATACCTTCGAATGATTCGTCTGCGCCAAACTGTATAGCATTATCATAACGTATAGTTAATGATGTTGTTACTGCTTCGTTTGTTGCATATGCTAGCGTGTTGTAGTTAGCTGATTCAATGTAGCAACCTACTAAACGGAAACGATCAATTACTGCCGCTCCATTAGCGCCGTTACCACCATCTAATACTTCGATGCTAGTTTGGAATTTGTATGTACCACTTGATACTGCGCTTGACTGTTCGAAGAAATCGAACTGCTTTTGTAGCTGCTGTCCAACAACTTTTTGTACATTGTTGTTTGCATCTTCGCGTAGTGTAAGTGTAATTGGTTCCCATGTATGTTTACCTGCAAGATATGTTCTTGAGTTATAAGCATCAATGGTCATTTGTTCAAAACTAACGTTTGGACGAGTTACGTCTACTACTTGTCTTGAAATTTCTCTAGTACCATCTGGACCTCCAGTAGTACCAAAGTTGTCTAGTAATACTCTAAAGCGATACTGTAACTTAGGCATCAATAATGACGAGTTAGATCCAGCACCCTCTGTAGGTACACTAATATTTTGTAATGTTGTGATTGGCATTATGTATCTCCTATACAGTATTTATGCTTAAATGAGTGGAGTATTTCATCCACTCATTAACTGCGCATATTAACCTAGTGCTGCAATTTCACCTGTGTTTTTAAGTCTTAGCGGAATGTAAATAAATTCAATCGCCTTAACTGGTTCAATAGCAATATCTAGGTATAGCTCGTTTCTATCAATTCTAGCTGGTGTGTTGTTTGATTCATCACACACTACTAAGAAATCATACAATGCACGTAACGCTACTAGTTCTAGTAACAATGCATCTGCTGCTGATTTAACTTGATCTCTTGTGATCTTGTCATTTGGCTCAAACAAGTATGGTTTTGCTAGTAGCTCTAGCTGTCCACGTAAGTAAACAGTTAAACGTGCTACGTTAACTCTATCCAATGCACTTGCATTTCTTGCACGAGTCTTTTGTCCAAATACAACAAGTCCTGCGCCACTAATAAATGTAATTGGGTTAATTGCATTTGAGTAAAGTGTATCGCGCTGTCCAGTGTTTAGTGCTACACTTACAAATTCGCCTTCGCTATTGATATAGCCTGAACTTGTAGCATTGCTTACACCGCCACGTCTTGTGCCTGCTGGAGCAAACCAAGGGAACGCAACCTGATCGTTTAGTATGATAGTGCGTAGTGCCATATGACTTGGTGGAACAACAATGTTGTTTCCTGCGTTGTCACTTGTAAATCCTGAACCATAATACATAGCCATGTATTCGTCAAAACTAACTGCACCGTCATCGTTATCTTCTAATGCTAGTTTAACGTTAGTTGCCCATTCATTCAATGAAGTTGCATCTGGTGTTAAGCGGAATGGTGTATCACCAACAACAAACCCTGTTAAGCGTCTGTCATAGTTTAGTGTGATCATTTCACCGATTAGCTCTGGATAACCTGGAGTTGCAATTAAGTTAAACTGACGACTTTCTTCGTCACGAATATCTTGGTTGCTGTTAACAGTTGCTTGTAGTGCTTGTACAACACTCTTACGCTGTGCATGGCGTCCAAAGCTACCTGAACCGTCTGCTTGGTTACCTGAATCAGTAACCCAACGATGTGGGTAGTAAGCTGACATAGAAGCACCTGCGTCAACGCCGCCTTGACGAACATTTTTAGCTGCTGTGTCTACATAGTTACGTTCAAAACGCTTAACGTTAAATCCGCTTTTGCGTAGATTCCATAACAACATACCTTTTGGATATAGTGAAGGATCTGGTGAATCTGTATCAACATAATCACTTACTAGCATTTCTGCAATAGTTGAAGTCGGAGCATCGTCTGCTGTTCCGCCGTCATTGCCTTGACGTGCGTCTGCAAATAGTACACCATTTTCAGTAGTTTGGTCTGCTTTATCAAGTAGTACCCAGGCTGATGGTGATAATGCTGTATTCCATCTGTAGATTGCCGGATAGTTTTCAACATCTGCTGTACTAACCCAAATATCACCATTAACTAATGCGCTTTTAGAAACATCAGTTTGTGTAGTTGGAGCAGTTGCACTTACAATTGGACCTTCTGCGTTGGTGCCACTGTATGGACTTGCTACGTTTGATAATCCTGTCGCTCCGTCATAATTTAAACCAACAAATGCTTCGCCATTGTGTACTAGGATGTCAACTTCGTCAACAACACTATTATACCATAGTTGCCCTTGTGCAGTAAGATTTAACGGTTCGTTGCCTGATGATGTATAAACTAGTGGCTTCCAGTTTGAAGCTACTAATGCTAATGGATTGTTTGATGCATCTGGACCAGCATATAAGTTAGCTGTGTTTGCTGATGAAAAACCAAAACCTGCAAGGCCGCTGGATGTGTCAACAAAATCAATTTCACCACCTAATTTGTGCTGAATTACAACTCTATTTTGTGCATCTACTAGTGCTACAACATTAACAAACCCTTTGGCGTTAATAGCTGTTGCTAGTAATTCTGCGTCAGTGGCTGCGCCAGTTGTTGTTACACTTACTGAAGTTGCTGTTGTCATTGCTGCTGTATTAGCTTTTGATTCGCTAATTGTAAACGTGTAAGTAAGTGCTGCAACACCAGTTGCTCCAATTACTGAACCAGTAATGCTAGTTGCACCTGATACTGCTCTTGTGTAAACCTTATAGTTTGCAATTGGATTGCCAAGCTCATCTACGTTTACTTTTGCATACAACGCACCGATTTTTAAGTTTGCTCCGCCACCTGTTTTGTCAAGACCGTTTATTGCACCTTCTGGTGTAGTATAAATTGGTGTTGTTATAGGTGACCATAATTGTGTAGCTGTATTGTATTCTTTGAGGCTTAAATTTGCTCCACCATTTGGAGTAGTTGTTTTAATCCAAATACTTCCTGTTGGTGCAGGTGATGTATCGCCTGATTTAAACTCTGGAACACTGGTATGTGGTGCAGTAGCTAGTCTAGGTGAACTATACTCACCAGCAGTTATCGCCAAATCAGTTAGCAGACTACCTGTGCCTGCTGCAATATCAATTTTACCATCAACTACTGCGCCATCTGACAATGCTGTACCGTCTACAAAAATTTGTATCTGTGTGCCACCTGGTGCTAATGCTGCGCTAATTCCTTGGATGGCAGCATCATTAATACCAGTAACTACATCGGACATTGCTGTACCAGTTGTTGGTGATGTATTTGAGCCATTAATAGTAAGAGTGTCGCCTAATGTAAGTGCTGTATCTGGCAGTTTTGCAGAAGTAAGAGTTGCATGACTGTTTTTCCAAGCATTACCGCCTACTTCTACCCAAGCACCTGCTGCAATACCTGCTCCTGAATTGCCTGCTGATTTGTAGTAAACTCGATTCATTGTATCATTCGCATCGACTGCATAATCACCAATTGCTCCAATTGATGTTTTAGGAAATCCGCCTGCGATGTTGCCAACTAGGTCAGTAGTTTCTGTAAGCACTCTAGGTGTCTGTGCTGTAAATGATTGTCCGCCAGCTGTAGTAATAGCTGCACTGTTCCATTGTAGGATGCCGTAATTACTTGTTGAAGTGTCAAACCAATAAGCGCCGTTTAATGGTTCGCCGCCTGGTGCTGTTGCACTTGCTGTTAATTCTGATGTGTCTAGGTCAGCTCTTACAACATATACACGATTTGAAACGCCTAGTGCAGAGTAAGCAGCTTGTAGGCCGTACTCGTTAAGCTCTCCGCCGTGGATCATATTGTTGTTTGCATCGCTATAAAATAAAGGATCGCCAAATGTTTCACCAAGCTCACGCTGGCTAGTGATTAGATATGGTTTACCTGCATTTGCTTTTGTTGTACCTGCTGCTGTTCCTGTGCCGCTACTTCTAGTTTTATTACTAGCTGAAGCAACAAAGATCATAGGTACTGTTCCAGCCGCTGCTGGAGTGTAGAATGATTCGTCAATTACATTGACTTCTACGCCTGGTGATACTAATGCCATGTTTTTCTCCTATTGGATGTTAGTCTTCTCTATACAGTATTTATTATATTCGAACTAAAACACCTAGCTAATACCTATAAAAAAGGTACCAAAAAGGTGAGCTAAATACAATATGAGACCTTTATGCAAGTGCGGACAAAAACCTGCAGCAATAAATTACAAAAAAGATGGTAAAACGTTTTACCGTAGTCTATGTGGTAGTTGTTTGCACAACGGACTTAATCACGGAGTTCCTAAATGGAAACAACGAGGATATGAAAAAAGAAACACTTGCGAAAAATGTGGTTTTAAATCGAAACACGAAGAACAGTTTAATGTGTACCATATTGACAGTGATTTAAACAATTGTCGTCCTACTAACTTAAAAACAATATGCGCTAACTGTCAACGAACTATGCAAAAAGAAGGCGTTCGTTGGAAACAGGGAGATTTAACCCCTGACTTTTAAATATAGTATTAATAAGAATATCCACATTCTTTTCTAGTCTTTGTAAATCGCCATTATTATCAATAGTATAATTACACATCCATTGTTCAATACTCATTGAGCTAGGATCTTCTTTGGGCAAGTGATCACACCGATCTACCCAAATAGCACAATCAAATAATTGCTCATTTTGCATTGCAAAGAATTCTCGCCGGTTGCGTAATCCACAGTAAATATCGTGTGCTGCAAATAGATTACGTCCCAACTTTGCTAAATCATCTTTACAATAATCGTGTATCATATTGTACCATTCAGTGCGATGATTATGTCTATCGTTGTAGCACTCGTCTTCGTTAGCATAGCCGTACTGATCTTTTAAATCGTTAAAGATAAAAAGCTCTGAACAAAACTTAGAACTAGACTGGAATTTATATCCATACTGCTCGAGCATTTCGCAAACAGTATCTTTGCCATGGCGTCCATGACCGACAACTAATAACTTAGGTAACACGAATTTAACTCCTTAATTTATATTAAATTATACAGCCAAACCTTATACGTGTCAACCTTTAATCGTAATGTCCGCCTAGCACTGCTACTTTTTGGATATCCATAGCATACATTTCTGCTTCACGGGCTTTCCATGCTTGCTCAAATCCACGTTCATACTGATCTAAGCATCCAGATTCATTATTCCACAAACGTTTGAAATAACTTTCGTAATAACCTTCTACAATATCGTCTGGCTCTGATATGGGGATTAGGTGACCTTTAACTAACCAAAAAAGTCTATTGGCTTCTTTTCTTACAAACGGTGAACACATTGGACTCTCCCTACTGTAATTGTATTTACATTGGCAGTAGGATGTTAGCGTAAACTTAGGGTATTTTTAGCCAATCAAGAATCCGTAGCCAACGCCGCCCGGAACTGCCATTGAAACTTCTATTTCTAATTTTTCCATCTCAGCTTGTGCTTCAGCTTTTAGTGTGTCGCCATTGAGAGTTGATCCGCCTTGTGGACCAGCAATGGTAGCAAACTTACTACGTGCTTCTCCTAGCATATATTTGCATGCTGCTAGTGTGTAATCTTTGATCCATTGTACAGCTAGGTAATCATTTAAAATTTCACTGTCTGGACGATAGTTGTAACAATAAAGTAATAATTCTTCTTCTGCTCTAGGACGCTGAAGTAGTGTAAGTTTTTTAGTTGTATTATTCCACTTGAATTCAATAAAGCTGCCAAACATTCTGCCTACTAATTCTTGGTGCTGAGCAAATAAATCATATGTTGCTAATCCGCCTAGCTTAGAACCTGAAAGTAAGTATGTGTTTGTATAAGCAAGGTTAAACGGTTCAAACAAACTTCCGCCGTCTCCGCCACCTGTGCGTGAACCTATACTTCTGCGAAATAGCTTGCGTACTTCTATCACTTCGTTTGGTAATACATAATCATTTTGATCTACAACCGTTGTAAGAAACATGTATGATTCTTCCACAGCATGATCACTACGCATCCTATAACGTGTTAATGCTTTATTTAAGCCTGTTTGATAGTGTATAGGATCAAGTTCAACATCAACCATTCCGCCACCTAGAAAGGTGTTAACATAATCATATACTTCTTGTTTTTGTGTCGCTAGTGTCATATGAAGTTCTCCAATAGTATTTATCTTAACGATAAATATGTATAACGAATAGGAGAACAGTTATCCCACGTCTTAGCTTATATAAACCAGAACGCGGAAACGATTACCATTTCTTAGACAACCAAATCCTAGAAATGTTTACTATCGGCGGCACAGATATTAATATCCACAAGTTTCTTGGGGCTGAAAATCCTGATGAAGGCGAAGGAACTGCTGACCAGCCAACATACGATGCTGTAAAAGAAACTAATATACAAGACTTACTATTCTTAGAAAATAGAGACAGAAAGTATGATCCAGATGTATACAGTATGCGTGGCATTTATAATGTCCAAGATATAGACTTTGATCTAAGTCAGTTTGGATTGTTTTTAAGTAATGATACACTTATGTTAACTATTCATATTAATTCAAGTGTTAAGACACTAGGTAGAAAAATTATGTCAGGAGATGTAATCGAACTACCGCATTTAAAAGATGAATATGCGCTAAACGATTATAGCTTTGCACTAAAGCGTTTTTATGTTGTAGAAGATGTTAATCGTGCAGCAGAAGGATTTAGTCAAACTTGGTATCCGCACTTATATCGCTTAAAATTAAAGCAAATATACGATGGACAAGAATATGCAGAAATATTAGACTTACCTGCAGAAGAAGGTAGCGATAATACACTGCGTGATTTGCTGTCAACTTACGAAAAAGAAATGCAAATATCAAATGCAGTAGTTGCACAAGCAGAATCCGACGCTCCTAAAAGTGGATATGATATTAATCATTATTACACAGTAAGTACCAATGACGACGGTAGTGTAGCATTACAGACAGCAGATGATACAGACATTGAAGCAAGCAATATTAATAGAACAACTGACGAGGTTGTAAGTAGACCAGAACGCGAAGGCTATACCGGATACCTAGTTGGTACTGGTGATAGTGCTCCAAATGGTGCTCCATTTGGTTTTGGTATACAATTTCCAACTAACAACGAAAGCGGCGACTATTTTTTACGTACAGACTTTTTACCAAATAGAATGTTCCGTTATGATGGCACACGTTGGGTTAAAGTACAAGATGATATTAGAATGTCACTCAGCAACACACTTGAAAGACAAACCTACAAAACATCATTTATTAATAATACTAAATCGAGTCAAATTGACGGCGAAACTGTTCAAGAAAGACAGAGTTTGTCTAAGGCACTTCGTCCAAAGGCGGATAACTAATGCAGCATTTTTATGACGGACAAATAAGAAGATATCTTACGCAAATGATGCGTATACTTGCAAACTTTCCTGTACAAGACGGCAAAGGTGCGCAAAAAGATGTGCCTGTGACATACGGCGATTTAACTCGTCAAGTAGCAAATATTATTAGAGAAAATAGTGAAAATAAGTTACCCAGTGCGCCGCGTATTGCAGTATATCTAACTGGCTTAGAACTAGACAAAGACAGGCTAACTGATTCAACCTACACACGTAAAACTAATATTAGAGAACGTGCATATGATAGTGATGCAGGTGAGTATTTAAATACACAAGGTAAAAATTATACAGTTGAACGTTTAATACCAACTCCATATATCATGCGTATCAATGCGGATATCTGGACAACTAATACAGATCAAAAATTACAATTATTAGAGCAAATATTAGTATTGTTTAATCCTAGCTTAGAAATGCAAACCACAGACAACTTTATTGACTGGACTAGTATCAGTGTTGTTAATTTAGAAAATGTACAGTGGAGTAATAGAAGTGTTCCAGTTGGTGTAGACAGTGAGATAGATATTTGTACTATGACATTTAGTATTCCTATCTATATTAGTCCGCCTACTAAAGTTCGTAGAATGGGTGTTATTACAAATATTATTACAAGTATGTTTGACGAAACACTAGGAGATATTGAATCAGGAGTCAGTGCTCCTATCCTAAATGCATATGATGATGTGCCACGTGCAGGAATTGCAGAAAATGAATTTGGCAGAAAAGCTCAATCTGAAACAGCGGCAGAAATGGCAAATGTAAACTATAATACATACGGAGCATTTATAGACGGCAATAACATACAATTATTTTCTAATGGCATGGTCGGTAATAAAAATTGGAGAGAAATATTCGAAGCACTACCTGGAACTTATGCCGCTGATGTAAGTCGTATATTCTTTACTAGTCAGGATAATTCTAAAACAGTTACTGGAACATTTACACTAAGTCCGTTTGATGAAACTGTAATTCTAATGAATTGGGATACAGATAGTTTTCCAAGCGATACTGTAATAAACGGACGTACAAGTATTGACTATATCATTGACCCAACAAATTTTAATCCAAGTAATATTAAAACTAGTGGTGTAAGGTTATTATTATTAGAAGATGTAGGAAATGAAGATGCTACAGAATCACCAGTAGCTTGGCAAAATAATGATCTTAGTGCAACAGTGGCTAGTGCAAATGATATTATTGAATGGAATGGATCTAGATGGAATACTGTATTTGATGCTAGTGCTGCTACAACAATTACATACACTACGAATTTAAACACAAACGTTCAATACAGATTCAACAATAACGAATGGTTAAAGAGTATTGATGGAGATTATCCAGTTGGCACCTGGAGAATTGAACTGGCTGGCTAATTATATGTATGAGCGATCTTATTACATGTAGCGGTGCGCTATTTTATACATTAGACACAAATAGATTTCTTTTCTTGCACAGAGCGCAAGGTAAGCGAAATAATATGTGGGGATTAGTTGGCGGCACAAATGAAGGATCCGAAACTCCTTGGGAAGGCTTAAAACGAGAAATCGAAGAAGAAATAGGATTTTTGCCAGAGATCAAAAAAACACTACCTTTAGAAAGCTTTGTGTCTCCTGATAGTAGATTTCATTTTCATACCTATCTATGTGTTATAGGAAATGAATTTATTCCTAAACTTAACATCGAACATGACGGATATGCTTGGTGTAGTTTTACTAAATGGCCAAAGCCTTTGCATCACGGATTGCGCAATACACTTCAAAGTAAGGTTAATTTAAATAAGTTAGAAACTGTATTTAAAACTATCAACTTACTTGACAATTAACCTAAAAGATTGTATAATATAAACATGAAAGTTTTAGTTCTTGGCGACATAATCATCGACACATATATTTACGGTACTAGTTCACGTATTAGTCCCGAGGCTCCTGTTCCTGTTGTAACATATAAACGTGAAGTTCAAACAATTGGTGGCGCAGGACTTGTATACGAAAATCTTAAAAGTTTAGGTGTTGATGTTGAGTTAGTTGACATTTTTGACAAAGCAAGTGTTAAAACTAGAGTAATTTGTGACGGGCATTATGTCACACGCATTGATGACGATTATCACGCAGACAGCAAACAATACCTTGATTATATTCTATCACGAGATTTTAGTGATTACGAGTATGTTATCCTAAGTGACTACAACAAAGGCACACTAGACGAATCTTTAAAAATCATCGAACATCTAAACACGTTTGGATGCAAAGTAATTGTAGATCCTAAAGAACATGCAAATCACTACAAAGGTGCTTGGCTTGTAAAACCCAACTACAAAGAGTTCGGCGACTTTGGATTTACTAACTGGCAAGATAATATCATTACAACCAATGCTGGCGATAATGTAGTTGCTAATATAGACAACGTAGTATATGACATCGCTGTTGACGCAGTAGAAGTAAACGATGTCACAGGCGCTGGCGATTGTTTCCTAGCAGCATTTGTATACGGGCTTACAAAAGAATATACTTATGAAAAATGTTTACAACTAGCAGTAAAGGGCTCTACTAAAGCAGTTACACATGTAGGCACATATACGCTTGCTGTAAGCGATTTAGAAGATCGTGTAGTGTTTACTAACGGAGTGTTTGATATACTACACACGGGTCATTTTGAGCTCCTAGCAAAGGCAAAATCGCTTGGTAATAAACTAATTGTAGGCATCAATTCAGATGCAAGTGTACAGAGATTAAAGGGCAAAAATAGACCTATCAATAATTTAGGCAAACGTGTAAAACAATTAGAAATGCTACCGTGGGTAGATGAAGTTCATGTATTTGAACAAGACACACCTTACGAAATAATTAAACACATACAGCCTGATTTGATTGTTAAGGGTGGAGATTATACTGTTGAAACTGTTGTAGGACATGATTTGGCGGAAGTATATCTTGTGCCTACAGTAGAAGGTTATTCAACAACAGAAATTATTGAGAAAAGCAGATGAAAATATTAGTTACAGGAAACCAAGGATTTATTGGTAAAAATATTGCAAGCTATTTGCAACAACAAGGACACGAAGTAGAAGGTTGGGAATGGGAGCCAGGTGTGCTTCCGCATACCGAAGGCTACGATTGGTGTATACACTTAGGTGCTATTAGTTCAACTACATACACAGATGTTGATCAAATATTAGAACAGAATTTTGAGTTTAGTGTTAGACTTGCACAAATATGTGAAAATTTTGGTACTAATTTACAATATGCATCCAGTGCAAGTGTATATGGACCAACAGATCATTTTACTGAAGATGGTCCGTTGTTGCCACAATCACCTTATGCTTGGTCAAAGTATTTGTTTGATAGATTTATAAATCAATACATAGATGAATTTGCAATTAAAATACAAGGATTTAGATATTTTAATGTATACGGCGAAGGCGAAGAACACAAAGGTGATCAAGCAAGTCCTTATACTAAATTTGCATATCAAGCTAAAGACAACGGTGTAATTAAGTTATTTGAAGATAGTAATAATTATCTTAGAGATTTTGTATGTGTAGACGATATATGCAAGCTCCATGAAAAAATGTTTGATGTAGATCAATCAGGTATCTTTAATGTAGGCACAGGACGTCCTGTAAGTTTTGAAACAGTAGCACAATCTATTGTTAACAAGCACGGCGGTGATATTGAATACATACCAATGCCAGAGAACATAAAGTCGCAATACCAGAAATATACTTGTGCAGACTTGACTAATTTAAATAGTGTAGTAGATATGCAATGGGTAAACATAGAGGATTATATTAATGGAAAATAATGAACCAACTAGATTAACTGGTGTTGTTCCCAAAGGATGGGGATATGAATTAATTTGGGCAACCAATGACAAATACTGTGGTAAAATTATGTTCTTTGAAAAATCAAATGCTAAGTTCAGCATGCACTTTCATAAAGAAAAAGACGAAACTTGGTTTGTTAATACTGGAAGATTTAAAGTTAGATGGATTGATACATCCAACGCAGCACTATATGAAAAAGAACTTAAAGAAGGCGATGTATGGCACAATCCTCCGTTACAGCCTCATCAATTAATTTGCTTACAAGAAGGTTCAAGTATTACAGAAGTAAGCACTGCTGATAGTGTTGAAGACAATTATAGAGTTGCTCCTGGTGACAGTCAAAA